CACGACAAACATCCCTTACTTAACTCTCTAATCAGCTAAGAACGGAACTCAGGTCGTCTTAACTGGCTAAAAATTCAAATCTTTTATTACAAATTTTATTACTACTGATATAATAATAGGCAAAATTAAAGCATTCATTATTATTAAAGCTCCCAACATTCTCTCTTTCCATTTTACTAAGTCAGCAACTGTTCCATTTGTTTTTTTAGCTTGTTCAAGTATTGCTGCATGTTCTTGGGCGTTATCTTCTTTTATATTTTGTAGCCTTTCAACTATTACATCTAAGTTAGCTTTGGCTTGTTGTTCCGTTGTTTGCGTCATATTTTATTTTTGAATGTTCTTATATTTTATTTTTTATTAATTTTACTTTTTGCAATTCAACCAGCATTTTTGGAAGCTTGTCTAAAACTTGGTTAGTTTCAGTAATATTTTTTTGATTAACATCAATCATTTCCTGAAGACCTTTCTTCAAATTTGCTACTAGCAAATTAACTTGGATTGTGTTTTTTTCACTAAAACTTGTAACTCTGTCTATGACTTTATCTAATAATAAACCCTCATTTTTTACTATATTAAAAGTTGATAAAGATAAAGACACATCTTTTTCTAAAGATGCTTTTTGTTCTTGAAGGGGAACAATAGCTTTTTTAAGCGCAGTAATTTCAGCTGTTAATAAAGTTTTCTGAGATTCTAATTTAACCATATCTTTAGAGACTAATGAGAGCAAATCCTCCTCCCTTTTTTTTAATTCTGCTATTCTCCCAGTGTACTGATTAGTCATATTTACAATATCAGCATAAGATGCCGCAACTTGTTTTATCTCTATCTCAAGTTTTTCTTTCTGCGCCCGGAGAACAGAAACCTCGGAAGCAATAGCGTCTCGCTTCCCAGCCCAAGTTAATAAAAACTCTTTTTGTTCTGGTAAAAGTTCTTGTTCCATTTTTTTTTATTGTTTAATATCTGTATGAATAATCTATAGCTCCATTAAATGTCCCACCAGTCACTTCCAAAATGAAAGCCTCTCCAGGTTTACATTCAAATCTTGGTACTCCATCCATTCCAGGTTCATCCTGTTCTGTGATACCTTGTCCTCCATCCAGTGTGAAAGAAGCTAAAGTTCTTGTGCCAGCTTTTATTATTAAATTACCGGCTGCTGCTAAATCCCCGATTAGTTCGTGGATATAAATATAAGCATCCGATTTTGCTGCCACGATAGTGGTGCTCCCAATTGGAGCAGCTACTGCGGCTGCTATCTTTTTGGTGTGCGCGTCGTGAATCATTTTATTTTTTATTTAATTTTAATAAATATTTTTACCGTGGGTTTCAGTCTTTAAGTGGCACTCTCGGCATAATGTCCTCCCTAAAGAAATATCCCATAATTTTTCAAACTTTTTTGCCTCTTCAAAAGTTTTTATATTATTTTCTTTTAATAAGAGAGCAAAAGTTTTCGGGTAATGGTCTGCGTGGAGAATTACTCTATCACCTGGTTTTCTGAATCTAGAACATAAGACACAAGTGTAATTATCACGTTCGAAGACTTTTAATCTCCAGCGTTTCATTTCTACTGAATGTCTTATTTTAAGGTGCTCTGGGTAAATTCCTCCTTTCCATAAATTGTTATTAGCACCAGAACGCTGCGTCCATTTTTTACCCTTATTCCAAGGAGTAAATCCTTTTTTAAACTCCGTTTTAGGAGAAAAATGTGTACCCTTGATTCCCTTATTCCATGGAGATTCTCCTTGTTTGAATAAATTTCTGACACACTTTCTAGAACAATACCTAGACTTTCTCCACTCTTTGATACTACAATTTACCTTCTTCTCAAATAATTTACCACACGTTTGACAATTCTTATTCATTTAATTTCTATCCCCGTATCCTACACCATACCTCGTGAGTAAAGGTGTAAGATACGAAGCACGAGGTTAATAATCTTCTTCGTACCATCTGTATTTTATTACAACACAGATTGACTAATTTGTCTAACTCCCCGACCCGTTTGACCACATCCAGCCACGAAGGTCTGATGCTCCCATTACGCATAGAGAGTTAAAGTTTAAAACTAAATCTTGGTTACCCAATAAATCTACAACTGCAGGTTCTGCTCTTGTTGGCAAAGCCTCGATATATTTGAAACCGAAATCTTCGTTCATCATTTTTGAATCGAACATACCCCACATCAAAGCATTCATAGCTGAATTCTCATATGGAGAAACTTCTACGATTTTGAATGTGTCTGTAGCTGGAGCGTTATTGAATAAGTTTGTTTGCTGTGGAGCCAATCCTTTGTCGATTGTTCCTTTGATTGTTTTAGCAAACTGTGCTGCTGTTGACCCTCTTCGGACTATTAATGTGTCCAAATCAGAAATCAATGGATTTCCTCTTCCATCTTTTTTGACTGATTGTTGTCTCCTTGCGGCTAACAAAGCAGTGTAAGTGAACTGAGGATTTGTTGTTGCACCATCAACAACTATATTTGACCAAGCCGCACCTCCGTCTTCACGAGGGTGAGAAGCTGACCAAAATGCTACTGCATCTGCACCAATTGTTGAAATAGGTGTAGGTGTTCCCACTGCATTAATCGGCGTCCATGTGAAAGATGTTCCTGTTCCTTGTGCTAATAAACATTGAGCAAGGTAATTTTTTGCATGTTCAATTGCGTTTTTTCCTTCGAGAACTTTTTGTTTGACTGAGCCTTTGATTTTTGCGGCCGCTGATTCAAACAAGAAGAAATTTGTCTGGAATGACAACCTTACCTTTTTTGTAAAGTGCATTTGGACATAATTTTTTGAGTATCCTTGTATTGGAGCATCAGATGAACCGATACCTCCGTCTGGGATTATTTCAGCCATTCCTAAGCCAGTTACTCCAACGTCTGTGTAAGTTCTTTCGCCATTACTTACTTTATACATAAAGTCCATATATTCTGACTTTACTGTTGGAGAAACCTTAGGGGCAATGTGTTTTAAAACATTGTTTACGATGACCGCATAATCATTTATTGTTCCTAACATGTTTTTGTGTTTTGTTTAATTATAATGATTATAGGGTTATGAATTTTCCGATGATAAGTTTATCACCAGTTGCCCCGTACGGCTCGACTTGCTGTACGATACCAGTTCCACTGGTTGTTCCTGTATTGTTTACTTCTTGTGAGTCAGTAAGAACCATAGCTTGCCCATTGTGGGTAGCATCTGAATCATTAGTGACTGGGAAGATGAATGTATCTTCATCTGAAGGCACGATATAAGTAACACGAGTTTTTGCATCAGTTGCTGCAATTGATTCATTGCAAATACCTAACAAATCTGCTGCTACTGTTCCACTATCTGCTGGAACAGCATATCCACCTGTCATAGCCAAAATTTCACCTTTTGCTACAACGGTTGCTGCTTCTTTGTTAGTTTCTTTGAGCTCCCTTGTGTTCTTTATTACGGCCTGTTTTATTTCTGCCATAATTTTGTTGTTTATTTAGGAGCGGTATCCTCGTCAGTCAACAATTCAATGGCTTTTTCTTCTGACATCCCAGTAGCGACCATCTCTTTTATAGAGGCGGCCATTTCTGGGGAGTAAGGAGTCTTTGCAATAGTTCCACCCGGAAATTGCATTGCATTCACCTTCTCTTGGACGTTTGCACCTTTCAATACTCTTTCTTGAATAGTTTCTGATGGCTTAAACATGCTTTCACGAGCAAGTTCTAAAACTGTCATTAATTCTTTCCCACTCTTGTTTTGCCAATTGTAGTTAGAATCAACAAAGTCAAAGAAAACTTCTCTCGTATCTTCATCTTTAAGCTCAGCATGTCTTTCAACAAATTTATCTAAGGTGTTTTTAACCTCTCCTGCTAAGCGTTCTTTTCGGACAATCTCTTCGATATCCTCCTTAGTTGCCCCGCCGAGTTGTTTTAAACGTTCTTTGTCAGCTTTTAAAAGTTCATCTTCTTCTGCTGTCTTCTCGGGTACCACTTCGCTCACTTGATTGAGCGGGTTAATAAATTTATCAGCGCCATTAAGATTCTTTAATTGACCCTTGGTTGTCTTAATTTCTTCTGATAATTGTTGCTTCTGCTCAGGAGACTTTGCTAATTTACGTCGTTTTACAAGGTCTAAAAGTTCGATGCGTTTCTCGTAAGATTCGTCCGACTCAAACTTGCCTTTATTAGGGACTCTAAATTCGTATGTGTCTTCTTTTGCAGGTTCAACTGGAGGGGTGCTGGTATCCTCCACCTTTAGAGCCTCTGGAGTTTCCTCCTTCTTCTCTTCCGGCTTAACTTCCTCTTTAGGAGCAAGTTCTTTCCCAGCTTGGACAGATTTTATTGATTCTTCTAAGCTTTTATCAAGTTCAGTTTCATCAATAATATCAGTCTTTGTTTCTTCTTTTTTTGTTTCATCCATATTTTTTCCGCCCATATCGGGGTGCGGTCCGATGGTTTAACTACCTTAATTATAATATGCCACGTTTTTTAATGCAATATTTATCTATCATCAAATTTACAGAATTTTGGTATTTTTTCTAATTTCATTCTTAATGTATCAAGATTTACTGACCCTTCATTTAAAAAAGATATTGCATGTTTTTGGAAGTCGCCGTCCAAAGAATTATTGTCCACTCCAACGTCTTTAGCATTTTTAATTGGAACAATAATTAAATAGACCTCCATTCCTAACGCCTTATAAAATAAAAAATTGTCTGAGGGCTTAAATACTTTATTAAAAACCGCTAATAAATCTTCTCTATCTACTGGCTTCCCGCAAATCTTTTCAAACCCTGGAGCGACCACTCCATTAAAAAAATAATCTTCCTGTGGAACTTCCTTTCCATAAGTATTAAATAATACTATTGTATTTTTTTTTATCTCGGGAGTTTTTGTTTGTTCCGAAGCATCTACTTCTTTTTTACTTCCCGGACAAAATCTTTTGTGTGCAGTTAAATTTACGCACTCTTTACCACACTCTTCGCATTTTACTTTTGGTTTTTCTTCCATATTTTTTCCCCTCGTATCGTGAAGGGTAACGATGGTTTTATTTAATTTTATTTTTGCTATCTAATTTTACATTTTTGAAACTCTTATAAAAAATATTTAAGAATTTCTCTTGTTCTGGCTTTAGCTTTTTCATCGCTTCGTCTATATACTCTTTTGTTAAAGAATATACAGGGACGTCCTGATTTATTTTAGCTATGCCATATATCTGTTCTATCAATGCAAACTCAAGTGGGTATGGATGGGTATAATTTATATTTATCTTTTCACCTTTTTTCATATCCTCAGTTAACTCGCATTGCAGTTGTCTCCCGACTTCCACTACGTCAATCCTTTCAGAGTCCACATATGTAGC